CTAGCTGATTTCTATTCTCTCCCACTCTCTCCCGCGATCGTTCCTGTATTGCGCAGCCATGCTATCAGACTTATGTCCGAGAAGGTGCTGCGCAAATCTTTCGCCATACTGTTTCTCATAGAGCCTTGCAGACAGGCTGCGTATCTCATGAAATGTTGGCGGTTCTCCGCTGAAAGAAAGTCCAGATTCCTTGCGTGCGCGCATAAAATACCTTGATACCGTCCCTGATGAAAGCGCTTCGCTTCGTGTAGAGGAAATTATTGTTTCTCCTTGCGAAAGTGATTTACATCTCTTCAGCGTATCTGAAAGCGAAAGGTTAGCTGCATCAAGCTTAATCGTTACCGGTATCGCCAGTTTTGCTCCTGTCTTTTGTTGTTGTACGTGTAGAAATCCTTCTGAAATGTCAACCCATTTCATTGCACAGATATCACTAACACGCTGCCCGGTAAGTAATGCTATCTCCATAGACAGTTTCACCCATGGCGGCTGCTTCCCGGCAGCATCATATATTTTCATGAATTCATCGGTGGTTAATCTGACCCTTTTAACTTCAGATTTAGCGGTCCTTGTGGCCGTGACTGGGTTTGAGTGTATGAAGCCTTCAGCTATAGCTTCTCTGAAAATGTCATTCAACGTCGATCTGATTAACTTTGATGTGGCCGACTTTCCTTCTGAAACATAATCATTGAGAATGGTGGCAATATCCCTGGTTGTTATATCTGACAATGGAATGTCCTGAAACCGCTCCTTTATGGCTCTTATTTTGCTTCTGTAATCAGCAAGTGTTTTAGGCCTGAGTCCTCTGACTGATATGATGCTGTCATATTTTTCCAGCCATGCGTGCATAGTCATTGCATCTTCATTATTGATCCGCGACGTAAGACTTTTTCGCTCAGCGCTGGAAAATAACTCAATGTTCGCCTGAACTGCTTCAGTTACTGCGATTCTCCGGTCGCGACCTAACCCAAACTCCTTACCCGTCCTTGGGTCTCGATAGCAATAATAACCGTTGTTCCTGATATACAAGTTTGGAGGCAAATCACGGCGTTCATGGCTTCGCCTTCTTCCCATCTCTAATCCTCTTCAAAAGTCTGCCTGTTGGCTTATTTTTAACGTCGATTTTTACTGCGTTCTCATGAAACAGATACTCCCTTCCATCCTTAAGCGGAGGAGGGGAGATTCGACACTCTCTAACCCAGCGTCGAACTGTCTCAAGGCTTCTTGGCCTTGGCTGTCGCTGGTTCCACTCTGGAAGCGTTAAGTACATCTCATTACCTCTGCAAATTCACGCAAGAAAAAACCAGCGCAAGGCTGGTTATTGGATATCTTGAGAAATGCACAGGCCTCATCGAGTGTGAGGCTGTGTGATTCCATGGTTACTTTCCTAATACTGAAGCGAGAAGAGCAATCTCTACAAGAAGCTCAATAAATCCGAAAATTGCTATACCTGCGTAAACCGCGCCATCAATATCCCCGCGGCGACAAAGATAGGTGGCACTGATAACAAGAACCATCATTCGCTCCATAAAACAAAACCCGCCGTAGCGAGTTAAGATAAAAAAATACCCGCGAGTGCGAGGATTGTTATTTTTGCGGTGCTGCTGCGAGCATGGCCTCGTAGATATTACCGAACTGTACGCAGAATGACTCATCGCTATTGAACAGCACATCTTCGCAGTTCATCGCTGCCTCTATCATTTCGTCCGTTGGTTCAACGGGTACAAGTGCGTAACCATCCGGAATTACCGGAGAGTTGGTTGACGTATCCGCGATTTTCCGAAAATTGTTGGTTGACGAAATTGGGTTTTCCCGAAAGTTTCCAGTCTGAGGAATGGCTGCGCGAGTGTTCCACGCCTTCTCTGCCTCCTCCGGAGTGGTGAACCCAAATGTCTGGAGGTTACAGTCTCCATTTTTGTTACCGCACATGATGATGTAACCCTCCATATCACCATCAGGGTAGTGTTCAGCCGGTGATCCGCAGAACGGGCATGGAAGCAGGCCGCTGTCGTCAGGTTCAGCCTGAGAACTGGTTGACAAATTAGCGTCATTTGGTAATTCAGTTGACGCGTTTTTGTTAACTTTAAGCATGGCGGCGTTATAACCATCGGCAAAAATTTCTGCTTCTTCGTTGTTCAGTTCAGCGCCAAGTTTAAAAGCAATATCTTTCGCCATCGATGCTGTTATTTGATGGTGTTTCACGATTTACCTCCGTTGAGCATGGCGGCGCGGCAGACGTTCCATATTTTCTGTGCCAATAACTTATCGCCTATGTTATGCGCCAGCAGACTGACAATTTGACCAGCCAGGCCTTTTGGCATTTCCGCTGGCACTACCGGCGCTGGCTGCTCTTTGATATGCAGTCGTGGCTCACCGTCTTTCGGTTCCGGCCACTGGCGCGCCATATTCACCTTCAGCTTTTCTTCCATCGCAGCTGTGATTTCACCATCGCTGATACCGGCGCGGCGTTGCGCATCCCATAACAGGAGTTGCATGTCAGCCCACTCACTGAGGTCGCCAGGTTCTGCCGCTGCCTCTAACGCTTCTTTTGAGAGGTGTTTAAGTGGGCCAACAGGGCCAACATTACCGAACGTTGAATCTGACCACTCCGCGTGTCGTTTGCGAATGAGATTTCGCAATTGTAGTGATGCGCCTTTCTCTTCTGGCAACTTGTAAGGCTGGCTTACAGGCTCCGCCTCCAGCGCTGCCAGTGCGATACGCGCCAGCTTCAATTCGAATATCTGCGCTTCCCACCCATTAGATAAATCGGATTCAATTTGCTCAATGAATGCCTTAACTTCTTCTTTGGTAATAGTGGTCATGGGTTAGCCCTTCACAAAAATAATCCAGTGGGTTTTGTCGTTCTTGCCGGTGCGCTGGCCGATGATTGGTTTCGCGTCGGTTAGTGCCAATATCTGGCGAACAGGTATTTGCGTTTCATTCCATTTGAAAATGAGCACGCCGTGTGGCCGCAATACGCGAAACGCCTCTTTGAATCCGGCGCGGAGGTCAGAACGCCACGTTTTTTTATTCAGGCGCCCGTATTTTTTACCCATCCAGGCAGACTGGCCCACACGCTCCAGGTGTGGCGGATCAAATACCACGACAGGAAACAACGCATCAGCGAACGGCAATGCGCGGAAGTCGGCAATGAGGTCTGGACTGATAACCAAGCGGCGACCGTCGCACAATGTGTGTTCTTCGGCGCGGATATCGGCGAACACGGCGCGGGAATCCTGTTTGTTGAACCAGAACATACGGGAGCCACAACACATATCCAGAATAGTTTGCGATTCCATCACGACTCCTTAACCTTGATGCCAGTGGCGCGGATTGCGCTCTTTACAGCAATCACATAACCCAGAATGTCGAACTCAGCCGCATCTCCAGGCCAAAAAATTTCTGATTTTCTATCTGGAAGCATCACCTCCCGCGCCTCCAGTTCTGCTATGCGCTGGCGTAACGCTGTAATTTCCACCTCAGCAGCGTCTGCGTAATGAACGTTTTCATGCTCAAGTGGTGGTAAATCCGGCGTAACGACACCAAACAGTTTTGCAAGCGCCCGGTAGTTCAGTTCGCTGTGATAACGACCTTTGCAGCGGACCAGTTTTTCAGCAGCAGCTACAATCGCGCTTTGTTCTGCTATGCGCTGGCGGAACTGGATAACGTCATCTGTCTGGTTGCGCCATAGCTCGCACGCCAGCTCAATTTCATCTATCGCATTCTCGAAGCTAAACCAGTTGCTCCATTCTGGTGGCTGGCCCATAACGGCTTTGTAGGCATCGTTCAGGGCGGATTCCGCGTCATCGCGTTCGCTGATAAGCTGAGTCTCGCTGCGTTCGAGTTCTGCTATGCGCTTACTCCCATCAGCAATAACGCCCTCGTAATACTCACGCTGTTCGGCGTTCCGCTTCTCTGCGGCCTCCAGTTGCTCCCGCGCCTGTCGCATATCATCACGCAGCGCAAGTGCCACGGCCTCTATTGCGTCTTTTTCCCGTTGGAGCTGAAGATTCTCATCCAGCAGCGCCAGCACAACCTGCGGTGTAACCTTCACACGAAACGCAAGCAATTTCTGCGGCGTTGCTACTGTCTCTATTGCTACAGCCGCTTCACGCAGCGCCTGTTTGTCGATATTGCTCATTGGGCGGACTCCTTGCGAAGTTGGGCGGCGAACTCGTCAGCATCAAAAATCTGGTAGCGCAGTCTCACATGCGCTGCATCAAAAATATTTTCTGGAGTTGTTGGCAATGCGGTGAGTTGCGACCTGTATTTATCTGCGAACATCTCCACACCCTGCGCCCGCACCTCAGCCAGGAAGACGTTTGTGGCTGGGGTCTCCATTGCATCCAGTGCGCGGACACGGTGGTTTCTCTCAAGCACTGCAGCATCAGGCTGGATGATGTCGTTAAGTGCAGACTTCAACTCCGCATTCTCCGCAACCAACGCCGCGTATTTAGCCTCAAGCTCAGCATAATCACTATGACGCACCATATCAGTACAGAATGACTCTCCTGTTATTGGTGGTGATAACTGGTCACTGACAATCGTGTATATTTTCACTTCTTTCATTTCTTCCCACTCCGCAACATTGCATTCAGATATTTGTTTTCATTCACTGATGGAAAACTTTTTCTCGCCAGCATTTCTTCGCGTGGAATATCGTTAATGGGCTTGAAGCGGTGTCGAATAATCATTTCCGATGGAAGGATTCCTGGGTCGTAGGACAAACCTCTCATGATGAATTCCTCAGTTATTGCTGATAGCGCCATAACGCGAACGGTAATCACGAAGGCGCGGGTCTATTTCAATGAATTTGGTGTAAGTGGCTTTGCGGAATGGTCGGATGGATGTCTGGTAAATGCGTTCGCGTTCTTCTTTTTCTGCAAGCCATATACAATGGCGAAATTCCTTTTCCTCTTTCTTTTCCTGCGGTAGCGACATTATACGGTCGTAGTTTTTTCTGAATTTATCCAGCACATCCGAGACGGAATTGCCGGAACATCGGCGCGGGTCATCCGCACCATATAGAGGCGCTGGCATAATTTACTCCCGGTTAGATTATCTGAAGAATGTGGTAGGGATAGGGCTATTTCTTTCGTAAACGTGATAGCCTGCTTTTTACCGACTCTTCACTTCGCCCGAGAATTTTTGCTACATTTCTTTGTGTATATCCTGATGAGATAAGCGCCTGCATTCTTTTGTCTTCGTCTTCGCTCCATCTTGGCTTAACGAATGCCGTTTTTAATGACAGTTTTTTTGCTATGTAATAAAACTGATTTATGTTTAGGCCCAGATATTCTGCTGCACGGCAAGCTACCATGCGACCGCAAACTGACTCCATCTCCGCTGGAGTTATGTTTAATCTTCTCATTAAGCCACCTGTTTAAGCTCATTTATTCTGATATTCATTACCTGAACGCATTTTGTCTGCGCATCATCGTTACCAGCCAATAATTGCCAGTCATGCTGATAACGCTCAATGAGTTTTTTCTTATCAGTTTCTGTTACTGCATATTCACTGAAGTCTTTCAGGATTTGCTCGCAGTCAACCGATGGTGATTTCTGGTTGGTATTTTCTGGTGATGGTTGATTGCAAGATGCTGGCATGGCCCAGCCCGGCAGCGGTGGAGGGGACCAGTAAAATCCTGTTCCATCCTTCAGTTTTGCCCTGTGCCATCCCTGCTTTTTATCGAGAGATGTTTGTGCGAAACCTTCCTCAAGGTTATACAGATACCGACCGATTCCCCACTGAACGGCAGCGCGCTTCATTGCACCGGAACGACCACCTTTGACGGCTTCTACCTGCGTGTTTTCAGCAGCATCCCATTTGGTGACCCATTCGGAATCAATCTTGATTGATATTCCACATTCAACGCCGCCGTTGTTGGGAATATCGCGGTATTCATTGCGCCATCCTGCTTTGCCGCAAACATCGTCCAGGCGTTTCATGATTGCCCTGTTTGTGACATAAGCCAGCACCATAGCCCACACTTTGCCATCGCGCGTTTTACCGCTTTGCTGTATTCGCCATTCGATATCTTCAGGATTGAATGGGGCGTCGAATTTATTCAAATCCATAATTCACCTCAGAATGGTAATTCGGAAGGATTAGCCAGAAATTCACCTTTGTTTATTCGCTCGTTTCTGGCTAATGAAAGGCAATTTCTTTTCATCGATTTATCACCTGACTTACGCCAGTACATTGCTTCTGTCAGGTGATACTGACGTTTTAACCTGCTTAATTCCGGTGTCCTTGCTAAATCCACTGGTATCATTTCAACCTCCATTCGCGATACGCTTCAACGGCTTCGCGATACATTATTTTGTCACCAAGATAAACTGCAATTGCGAATTTAGACTGAATAGCCATAAGTGATTTATCCATTACACGGCACTCCTGGTTGATTCAGGATATCGACCAGACGTTTCCATCCGGCCCGTAATTTTCTGGTGATACGCTCTAAAAGTGATTCATTAAGGTGTGCGATACCCATGACGGCACCGCCCGCGATAGCAAATGTCATCGTGGGATTCTCCATTTTCATTTATTGGCATAGCTAAAACGCCTCGATATGAAGCGCTGTGGATATGCGATAAAAAAGCCGCCCTGACTGCGAGCGGCAAATAACATCAAGGGATGATTTTTCGATTAACCAGAACGAGTCGTCGTCCTCGTTTGGTTACGAGCGATATTGCTCCGTGTATTCACTCACCGGAATGAATACACAGTGCTTATTCGCTTTCTATCTCTTCAAAACCCCAGTCCATTTTTTCCCATGCAACGTCCCTCATAATTTCATCCTTAGCTTCTTCACTGTATGAGTCCCATTCATCATCAGAGATACCAAGATCCTCTTCAATGTCAATTTCCTGCTTATAGCAGGAATGAATATTTGCGCCTGAATCTAGCCAAACTTTATATTTTCTGCCCATTTAAAATTTCTCGTCATAGTTATGCAATATTGCTCACATAGCAGACTGGTAAATCTGCTATAGGTGCTTATTCGCTGACAAATTTGGTAAGACTTTCGTGTAGCGAAACCAGAATTTCATCATCAAACCCATCAAGTAATGCTTGTTCGATAAGTTTGATAATTTCTGATGCCTGCTCTTTATTTATTTCCATCACTCCTCCCCATCGCTTTTAACCCAATCAGGCCATTCTCCGGCCCCGAGGTAAAAGTCAATTATCGAAAGCAATCGTGGATAAAATTTTAGAGCTTTACGACCATCCATCTCAGTAATTTCCTGCTTACTATATTTTCTCCATTCCTCAACTGTGTGGTTCTGGCACCCTGCTCGTACATATTCACCGTTCGTTATACTTATGAAGTATTTCTCACCCAGGATTACGAAAGTGAGATCAGGCAGGTCGGCATCGCGCAGGTCGGCATCGCGCAGGTCGGCATCGCGCAGGTCGGCATCGCGCAGGTTGGCACCGCGCAGGTTGGCACCGAGCAGGTTGGCACCGAGCAGGTTGGCATCGCGCAGGTCGGCACCGAGCAGGTTGGC